TCAGCTGGTTTGCAGAATTTGCACGCCATCCAGCAGTTGGCGGTCATGCTCTTCCATGCGTTTGGTGACGTGAAAATAGACATCCCTGGTAGTATGACCGTCGGAGTGGCCAAGCCGGCGGCTGATCGTTTCAAGTGGCACACCGGCTTCGGCAAGCAGGGCCACATGGGTATGCCGGAGTGAGTGAGGGGACAGCTTGCGGCCAATCAGCTTTTCTGTACGACGTTCGATGTAGATACGATAGGCGTCGTAGCTGATGCGCCTGCCATCATCATCACAGAAGAAATGATGTGTACGGAAGCCATACATCAGGGATCGCCGTTTCTTGTCAGCTGAGATTTTTCGGCAGATGGCTTCAAGCTCAGGCTGGATTGAAATGGTACGTGTGGATGTTGCTGTTTTCGTAGTGCTCACCTTGTGAATCGGCAGAGAGAAGGTTTTCGTGATTCTGATTTCTCCTGCAGTCAGGTCGATATCGCTGTCCTCAAGGACAATCGCTTCACCGATGCGCATGCCCGTAAGGATCAGGAACTCAGTCAAGAGTCGCCAGATGTCTATCGACATACCGTCGAGGAGTTTTGTAATCTCATCTCGCTCAAGATATTTTAGATAATCTTTCTCCCTGGCTGTCTTGTCTTCCCGCCGCCGAATTTTGTCAATCCAGCTGATATTCTCGATCAGGTCAGCCTGGTATCCCCAACGTATCAGCGCCTTAAAACGGGTCAGGCGTTCGTTATAGGTTGTCGGATCATCGGAATGTAGACACTTGGCCACATATGGAGCTGTCAGATTTGCGACGATGGCATCATCGCCGATCATACGCCGTAAAGATGCAGTACGCCGTTTAGAAGATTCAGCAGTCTGCTCCTTGTGGGTTTGCCGCTGCCATGCGCAGTAGTTCTCACACAGTACTTTGAACGTGACAGCATCAGGTTTTCCAGATCTTGCCATTGCCTCAGCAATCTTCTGATCGAGGGCAGCACGCGCAGCTCTGGCGTCATTCCGCTTCCGACCGGTTGGTTTCAGCGTAACCGTCACCGTACGTGTCTTGCCGGTGATTGGATCCTTGTAACGTTCGAAATAGCAGATGTTTCCGGATGGCTTTTTCTGTGTCCACATAAAAACGCTCCTTTCAGGGTGCAAAACCCCAGGGAGCGTGATACAATCATCTTTGTTGGGGGATGAAAGCATCACGCTTCATTTACTTTGCCGCCTGCAGCGCCAACTGCGGGCGGCTTTTATGTGCTGATCTTATAACTATTTTACTGTGCTTATGGCTCTACTATAATATCCAGAATCTCGCAATTTATTAAAACAGAATAGTGTGGCCTTTACATCAGAAAGTGAATCATGCTGAGTATCATTTCCCCAATCATAGCCAAAGTGACTTGCGCAAGCAGAGAGTTTAAACCATCTATTATGCCCATGATAGGAGTCATATATTCCTCTGTAATTCGCATAGTCTTTCATGACGTCAATTGTTGGTCCGGAATAAGAAACCCCAGCAGCTTTGATAAACTCAAGATCAAAATCGACATTGTAGCCTATTACACAGGATGCTTTTTCAAAAATACCTATCAGCTGATCCAGATAGACATCAATCTCATTTTCACTTTTTACCATTGCAGGAGTAATACCGTTTATATCGGTAGCCTTAGGCCAGGACTTGCGATGATTCGGCTTAATCAGATGGTAAAATAATGTATTCCCATTCATATCTATGATCGCAATCTGCAATAACTCATCATTCTTATTTGGATTTAATCCGGTAGTTTCTGTATCAATAAATATGGGATTTGATAATGCCCTTTGAAAATTAATGGACCTTTTCTTTTCAATATGATGATCCTTTGTCCGTCTGACAAAGTAAATAAAGGCTGCAATAGCGATAAAAAATGTGCCGACTGGCACGTATCCGCCTATCATTGTTAAAACGCCGATGATGACTAGGATTATAACGACCTTATTGTGCTTTTTCATTTTTTAAGTATTCCTCCTTATATATACCTGTGCCGGCTCTCGACTACAACGCCGATCACCCTCACAGGCAGTTCCTCAACCTCTTTGTTTGTATAGTACTGTACGTCATAAGACGGGTTGATCGGCAGCAGCCGGATCCCGTCCTGATACTTCATGATCCTCTTGCAGGTGGCATCATTGCCGTTGACGGTCGCTGCAACAATGGATCCGGATTCCGCGTCATCTGCCTGTATGCAAATGATGTAGTCGCCGTCCTTTATGTCAGGCTCCATGGAATGGCCGGAGATCTTCAACCCGAAATACTTTTGCCCGGGCTTGACCGGAACGGTAGTGAGGTCGACCTCATCAATGACATCCTCAATCATCTCGATGGGGACGCCACCAGCGATGCGGCCATAGACCTTGACAGTACGTGGAGAAGATACCTGAAGCCGGCTGTTATCATTGGCAAGCTTATTGTGCCTTCTGGCATCAAGGAGTTTGGCTTCATCCTCTGTCAGCAGTCGGGATATTTTATCCCAATTCCCATTAAGGTACTCCATGTTTACGTTAAATAAATCACAAAGAGCTTCCCGCATTTCCATTTTAGGCTGCTTTACGCCACGCTCCCATTGAGAAACGGCAACATTAGTCACCCCAAGCTTATCGGCGAGCTCTTGTTGGGACCAGCCGTTAGACAATCGCAATTCTTTAATTCGGTCTTTAATATCTGCGTATTCACCCATATTTAAACCTTCAGATTAGAAAGAATCATTTTTTCTATTGACAAGTATAAACCATAAGTATACAATGTTCAACGTAAACCAAAGGTTTATATGAATAGGAGGGAAAAGCAATGGGATGTACGGCAGCGAGAATAAAGCAGCTGCGAATATCTAAAGATGAAACCCAGAAGGAATTAGCAGAAGCAATAGGGGTTTCTGTGATGGCCGTTTCTAAATATGAAAATGGGTTATCGGTGCCAAGCGACGACACGAAAGTAAAAATTGCTAGACATTACGGGGTGTCAGTAGAGTGGCTTTTTTTTAAACCATAACAGTAAACCAAAAGTTAATATTTGGAAGCAGGAGAAGGGAGAGAGGACGCGATGATAAACCACGAAAAGATGACCGTCACGCTTGACAGGGTTGAAGTGCTTGACTGTCGTCTTGCAATCCTGGGGATTATCCAGGAACAGAGAAAAGCCGGAAAGACTTATCAGAGATGGCAGCCGATATATGACAAGTTGACCGAGCAGCTCAAGGCATTTGATGAAGAATACGAAAAGACACATCGTGAGATAGAAGGGATGAAAGGATGAGAAAACCAAAAGACCGGTGGGTACGACACCCCACCAGCCTTTCGCCGAATTTGTTTACCCTATACGCCTTGCAGGTTTTCACCGCGGCAGATGTCGTAAACCGCGTCTATGGGGCGTCACGTCACTTTTGCAGTTTCGATTCTGCGAATGCCTGAACGCTGACGTGTGAATGGAATACACGATACGGTGCGCACATATTTTCGCTAGCAAATGGAATGTGCAAACCCCTCATTTTTATGTGTGAGTGCACACTGCGCCGTACCAGTTGTTACTTAACCCAGTTTAACGTGTGATGGTGCCACATAGCGACCAACCCATAAGGGAGCAGGCAAAGTCAAAAGTTTTGTCAATAGACATCACTCCTTTCCTTGCCGATAGGCATAGAAACATTTTAGCACCATGTTAAACAGCGCCAATAGGGTAAACAGGCGGAAGCGCCAGAAAGGAAACAATGATGGATCAGCATACAGAAGAGCTGGCAAATTACATCAGGAAAAACGATTACAACCTGGCGAGTATCGCCAGGGAGACAGGAATCCCGTACATGGCGCTGTATGACAGCCTTTTCAATTCATCCCGGAGCAGGCAACTCCGGGTGAGTGAATATTTCGCTGTCTGCAGCTGTCTGGGAGTTTCGCCGGGACAGTTAGAGGAGAGATACAGAGGGATGCCGGAAGAGGTTACTACTGAGAGGAACGGCCATGGATCCACAAATTGAGATTGAAGCCAGGAGAAGAGCGGATCAGAAGCTCATGGAGGGCGAGAACAAGAAACAGCTGGTCAAGGAATTGAAAAAGCTGATCAAGCAGACAAGAGCCGGAATCGCTGTAAAGGCAATTGAGTACACGAAGAGCGACGAAGACGACGAGTATGTCATCATCGAAAACTATTACGGAAAGACGAAGAAGATCGACGTGACAGCGGATTCAGGGATAGCGCTGATGAGAGACATCCTGGCGGGAATCAGGTAACCGGGTGCCAGAAGAAAAGGAGAATCGCGGATGATCCACCATTACATAACACAGTATCTCAAAGATGGAAAACATTTTGCTGAGTCTTGGATACAGATAAACCTTTTCGGTAAGTGTTTCTGCTTTAGCCGAAGGAGGATAACTATTCATGAAATTTAAATGGGATCACAGAGCAGCAACTCAGTGATCCCAAGACGAAGGCTTTATTTATCCTTCTTCCATCCGTTTCCGGGCTTGGATGTCGGAGGCAATCGGTCGCCGCTTTCGATAGTAGCGCGATGGCCATTAGGAACTTGACCACCGCGCGGGCCTACTTCTGTATATTTCCCTGGCGCTTGGTTATCCGTTCCGGGTTTGATGATTTTCGGCATGTTATCACTTCCTTTCAAGGATAAATGTTGATGGAGAACATTTGTTTAATACTAAATATAGTCCGCACATAGAAGGAGGTCAAGAGATGGAAGCCAAGGAGATTACAGATCTGATCAATCAGGAAAGGATAAAGCAAGGGATGAGTGTCAGCGAATTTGCTCGGCGCGTTGGTGTGTCCACCTCAAACGCTAATTACTGGTTCAGAGGCGGGAGAATAAAGCTGGAAAATGCGGACAAAGCACTCAGAGTACTTGGACTTACAGCAGTTATCGGTAAAGGGAAATTATGAAACAAGGAGGGACGAATGCCAACAGTGCTGCTGATAATCTGGGCAGCTATAGCAACGATTGGATGGATGAAGTGGAAGGTGGCTTTGAAAATGTTGCTATATGTTCTGCTGAGAAAAGGAATAGAGCCGCCATCAAATGAGGAGATAGCGGCTTATAGAGAAGACTTCGAGAAGGATTGGATCAGGGAACGTTTTGAAAGAGAAGAGAACTGATTATTTTCACAGAGGTCTCAATCAGCGCGGGAATAGAAGCTGATCCGACAACGGAAGAAGCCCGTTGGATTTTCTTGAATACAGGTTCAGGCCGTATGGTTTCGAGAAACTGATATCCATCATAAGTGATGCGGTTGACCAGAAGTTCATTAAAGCTGTCATCGCCGGAATCAGCACTGATCGTTATGAAATGTGCTTCGTCAAGGACAAAAAGCGTATTGATGACTTCGGGAGCAGAGATGCCGGTATCACTGGATATTTGCCGATAATCGATTGATTCGAAGCCCTCATCTTCAGACACTGTCAGATTTGATTCAAGGTAGAGAAGAAGGGATCGAATAGTTTCTAGGTTGAGCTTCATGGGAAGAGACTCCTTTCTACAGACTCAGGCGCTGCAACGCCATGTAAGAGGAGGATAGCACCAGGGGAGCAAAGAAGAAATGGGGAAGAAAAAGCAATTCAGGTTTTTCTGCGGAATTGGCATCAAAACCAGCAACAAGACGAGGGGAGGACAGAAGGTATGTATCTAAGCAAGGCAAAGCTTATGGAAGAGTACGGAATCAGCAAAAGTAGTGTGGACCGGATACTGAAGCTGATTAGAGACCATTCCGCCAGGTACCCGAAATCGGCGGTGATAAGGAGCGGGAATATCGTTCGGATCCGAGATGATGTATTCCTGGACGCATTCCAGTACACGGATCAGATCATGTGCGGAATTGCACCGAAGTTTGTGCCAAATGAACGGCACGCATGGGAGCGGATCAGTGCGTTATGACGATGGAAGTCATCACCGTTAGGAACGGCGAGGTCATAAAGGGAAAGCAGTTCACCAGCCAGGCAGCAGCCTACAGATTCTGCGTGCAGCGGAACTGGAGAGCGCAGGACAATGCCGGGCGGAAATGTCAGCTGATGATACGGACGATGAGGGAGAAAGAAACATGAGAACGGTAAGAACACAGCCGGAACGCCGGCAGCATGAGAAGTGGATGATCGAGTGTACAGCACACAGATATATCTGCCTGTACCGGAACAATGAGGTTGTAATGGGATACAGCAACCTGATGCACAGCATGGAATCGATCATGGGATACGTAGAGCATAAGACAGGCTGCAGATTCACAGATATTCCGATCCGCGGGAAACGCGAAGACTTCACAGGCCTGATGTTCGACAAGATATCAGCAAAAGAGGACTTTGAGAGGCAGATGAGGCTGCAGGAGGTGCAGGGATGAAGAGGAAGGCAATAGCAAATCTGGCGGCAGCAGGGCTGACAGTGGGATTCTTCGCAGCAGTCCGCCCGGAAAAGACGCCGTCCATGTGGATGGTGGCATTGTTCGCGATTGCGTTCTTCCAGCTGGGGAAAGCGCAGATCCACGCGCTGTTCCCGGAAAAGCATTATCTGACAGCCCGCAGGGTATCGATGACGCAGCAGGATGCAGTGCGGTACGCACAGACGCATGTGGGGAGGGGGTGAAAGGAAAGGAGAAACTAGGAAAGCACCAAAGCACCACTGAAAGATCAAAAGAACAACAGAAAAGCACATCCTGGTGATACATCACACAAACAGTCAGACAGCAGGAGCTGTCTGACAAACCAGGGAAACAAGGGAAACCATAGGGAGAAAGAGAGAAAGAAATGAAGACATACTACGCAAGAATCAGATTCAAAGAGGACATCCTGGGAACGTCCCCGGCGGACCCGAAGATTCAGGAGAAGTTTGTCAGCAGCAAGATTCCGGACACGGTAATTGATCCGGACACGCAGAAGAAGGCAGAGATCGCTGGCGTGACTGCAGCAGAGGCGGTCGAGAAGAGCATGACAGTATTTTACAGAAATCAGGACGGACAGCCGATCCTGATGCCGTATCAGGTAGCCGGATTCCTGAAATCTGCAGCCAAGGCGATCAACGGCGAAGTCGGGAAGGGAACGCCGGCAGCAGATGGCGGAGCGGATGATCAGGGGAAGAAGAGAAAAGCAGGAAAGAAGGAAGGCTACATCACAGCCTATAAGTCCAAGATCGACCAGTATGTTTTCGTTTCATCCATAGATTACGACTATGACGGAGACGAGTCGGATCCGGGAATTGTCCTGCATCTTCCGGAAGGAGGAACAATCGGTGACTGCCAGCGTCCACTGAGAGCTGAGACGCTGCAGGGTCCGCGGACAGCGCTGGCAAATTCGGAGAGCCTGCCGAAAGGAACATGGTGCGAGTTCAAAATCACGGTGCTGCTGGCGGAGATGGAAAAGATGATTCCAAGGTATTTGGACTACGGGAAGTACAACGGAATGTGCCAATGGAGAAATTCCGGGAAAGGCCGCTTCAAAGTTGAGGAGATCAAGGAGCTGTAACAGCTGAGGAGCAGCAATGAAAAACTGTGACCCGCAAGGGAAAAGAACAGCAAAGTATTGATATGCCTAGAACGGCAGTGAACTAGATCTGCAGAGAGTAACAGAGAATTGAGCTGTATAGCCTACCCATCGTTGCAGCAGAGCTGCATTGATCCGCATGGCCAGGCAAGGGCGTGGACATGCTTTCAATTGCAGGGCTCGGAAAAAGATTAGAGCAGATGAGAGCAGAGGCATTGAAATGATGATGAGAGCAGCGGCACTGGACTGACCAGAAAAGTAAAGGAATCGTTTGGATACGCAAAGATTAGGCAGAGAAAGGGATAGCCTGGATGGGCAGCAGCGTCGCAAAGGTGTGCGAAGCAGGGGATTGGGTTCGCAGCGATCAGTAAAGAATGAATAGCGGATCGGAGTAATGGTTTAGATTTGCGTAGTGTCGCAATGGAAACGAATTGATACGAAAAGCGGAGGAAAGGATATTCACAGAAAAAAAACAGAGTAGGCATAGAAGTGCTCTCAATTGCATTGGAATAGAGAAGTTTTGAACGATGAGGCCGAGAACAGATCAAAGGCAGTTGATAGTGCAGCGGAATGGAGCAGAAAGGCTGGGAACAGCAGCGGATTTGAACAGATAGGACACGATCTGAAGTTTAAAAGAAAAAGGCCGGTGCCGTATGGCGCCGGCCGCATCAACAAGGGGGGTGATCCCCTTTTTCATCTCGATAAAATGTCTAAATTTATGACAAGGAGCCGGGGAGATGGCGGTCAGGAGAAAGACGTACGCCTTCCGGAAAAACGCCATTGTGGAGGTGGAGGAGTTCCATGATGGCAACTATGGCAAACCGGGAGTCAGGAGGAAGCAGCGGAATAGCCCGACAAGAGAAGATAAGCTGAGAGCGAATGCCAGGGAGAAGGCGAAGCGGTGCAGGCACAGACTCCTGGAGTATTTCACACCGGGAGATGTGATTGCCACATGGACATATCGGCAGGATGAAAGGCCGGAGGATATGGCAGCAGCACTGAAGGATTTCCAGAAGGCAATCCGGAAGGTAAAGGCCGAGTACAAGCGGCAGGGACGGGAACTTTTCTGGATCCGGAACATCGAACAGGGAACCAGAGGAGCATGGCATATACACATAATCGTGAATGAAATTGGAAATACCATGAGCATCCTGCAGAATGCCTGGCCGCATGGCGGGACGTGGGCAGACAGGATCGGGAAGTGTTCGCGGTACTGCCCGGACTTCTCACAGCTGGCGGATTACCTGACGAAGGATGAGCACAGCCTGGAAAAACGGAAGGATGGGAGCATGGCGAAGCCAAGGCTGCAGCAGGCGAGTTACTCCACATCACGGAACATGCCGCTCCGGCAGCCGAAGGTCGACAGGCTGATACGGTGGAAACCAGAAGTGAAGCCGAAGAAGGGATACAGGATCCTGCAGATATTTACTGGGGTAAACCCGATGACAGGATTCATGTACCGGAGATATTCGATGATACGGGAGGGCGAAGATGACGGTAGATATCCTGATCTTGACTGACAGCAGGGAGCAGCGGAGAAGCCAGAAGAAGTACTGGTACTCGATGAAGTGCGACCTGAATGGGGAACTGAAGAAGACGGAAGGCACAGGCCAGATCGACGGAACCTATCACCAGGCGACACTGGCCGCGCTGATCAGTGCAATGAGTCGCCTGAAGCGGCCGGCAGATGTCTGCATCCATACACAGGACAGGTACGTACGGTCAGCGATTACAGGCAGCCTGCCGAAGTGGGCCCAAAGCGGATTTGTGGCAGCAGGCGGAAGGGAGCTGGCGAACCGGAAGGAGTGGGAGGAGGTATGGAGATATTCAAAGGGACACAGAGTCACAGCGGCAGGGTGAGGGGAGAAAAGCGCCAATGCATACCAACACGCACCAACACACACCAATACGCGCCAACACGTATCGCTTGGCTTGAATTCAAGCGATTGATTTGGGGTGCAAACACGCGCCAACACGCTGTGATAAAGCCCGGAATCGATTGCGCATTTGCAATGGGTTGAGCCTGGACGATGATGAATTGCACACAATCTAAAAGGCAAGGTGTACAGCGTTTACAAGTGCTGGAGGATTTTGAAGGGCGAATGAAAAGAAAAAAATCAGCGATCGCTGGCGACCGGGAGAACGTCTGTTTCATCTGCGGAAAGCAGGGACGGATGGAGAAGCACCATATGCTGCACGGTCCATACCGTAAAGCAGCAGACAGGTTTCACCTGGTTTGCCACCTGTGCAGGGATTGTCACCAGGCGTTGCACGATAAGGGGCTGCACGACAGAGAGCTGCAGGTCATCGCGCAACGGACATTCGAACGCATGTACGGACACACGGAATTCATGCAGGTATTCGGGAAGTCGTGGATAGAAGGAGGAGAGGATGAATAAAGAACCGGGAAAGAGTGCAAAGGCGGAAGCGGAGATCACGATCAAGGTTGACGGCCAGGACGTAAAGATGGATTACACCGGAAACATGGCAGGGCTTCTGTGCGCAGCAATGGGAATCATTCAGTCGGTGGCAGACAAAACAGGGAAGAATCCAGAATATATACTGGCAGCAATGTTGGAAACAGAGGTGATGGGTGGTGTGAAAGATACGACAACGGCACAGGGAAAGGAATGAAGAGTGAATGATGGAGGACGAGGTAAAGCGGATCCAGAGGACAGGAACCTGCAGATACTGCCATCAGCAAAGGTTCGTAGAAGTGCCAGAGGATGCCGATGAGGAAGAGATAAATGATACTGCCACAGAAGAGTGTGACTGTGAGGAGGCACTTCAGGAAAAGGAACGGCAGCAGAAAATAGAAGCCGCGCAGACATGGGCAGGAAATGTATTCACGCCTGGTCCACAACTGGACACAGTGATGAGTGCCATCAGAGCAGTTGCTGAAAGGAAAGTGGAAAGTGTAACGATCAAGATATTAAAAAGGACATGGACGATCGACAAGGATGCAAACGGGATGATCCGAATCAGGATGACATACAAGGATACAAACGAAGAGACATTCTGAAGGACCGGGGAAGGACAAAAGGGCAATGGATGAAGTCAGAAGGCTGGAAGAAATGGCGAAGGCAGCAGCAGCCCTGGGGGACAAGCAGGCATTGCACGATGGAGCGGAAGCGCTGAGACGGATGGTGGTGCCGCCAGGGGAATACACTGGGTACTGCCCGAACTGCAGGGAGAGGGTGACGATGACGGCCAGATACTGTCGCAGATGCGGGCAGCGGCTGCCGGAGCATAATTGGGACGAATGAGGAAATGAGGAGGAGCGGATGGCAAGGGACTACCAGAGACATGACAGAGATTACAGGCTTCCACAGGCAGCGTATATGGCAACACTCTGGGTGATTCGGGATTATCAGAGAATGAAGGAGGAATATGCATCCATTGGAACGATCTCATCGCCAAACTGCGACGGAATGCCGCACGCAGCAGGCGGACGGGACGCGAACGCGGATGACGCGATCAGAGCGGCGGCGATTGCCGAAAAGATCAGCGCGATCGAGAAATCATTGCAGGCAGTCCCTGCTGATCTGCGCAGAGGGGTATGGGAATCGATACAGTACAGGTCGCCATACCCACAGGATGCGGACCGGACGACATACGGGCGGGCAAAGGCACGGTTCGTCAGAGATGTCGCAAAAAGACTGAAGATCGTATAAGTTGCATCACGGGGGTAAAGTTTCGGTGGTATTATGATAGTGTCGGAAAATGAAAAGAACCGATGTACTTCTTTCTCCCTTAAGCGGTGGGCGTTAAAGCCTGCCGCTTTGGTAGTTATTCACCAGAAAAATATCTATTGACAAATGTGTATCGGGTGTGTATTATATACATATAGGAGGTGCACATGAAGAGAAGAGATTTGATAAATCGGCTGGAGAATGCAGGTCTAAAATTCGAAAGGCATGGTACGGATCACGATATCTACAGCAAGGATGGGCAGATAGAAATGATACCGAGGCACCGTGAGATCAACGAAAGACTTGCGAACGCCATCTTAAAACGGTGGAGAGCTTAACGGCTCTCCACTTGGGAATCTCTTTTCACACAAATAACATAGGGCGGAGGAAATTAACATGAAAGCAGCATATCCGACAATACTTACACGAGACAAAAACGTTGTTCTTGTCGAAGTCCCTGATCTTGGAATACTCACAGAAGGGAAGAATGTAGCAGATGCCATTTACATGGCGAGGGATGCTATAGGATTGGCGGGCGTCACATTGCAGGACAAGAAGCAGGAAGTACCGAAGCCTTCGGCGCTAGAGGATATTGATGTATCTTCCGGGACGTTTGCAGATGCCGGCGCAGGAATCCTGACACTTGTTGATATTGACTTTGACGCATATCGCAGGAAGCTTGACAGGAAAATGGTAAGGAGGAATGTAACGCTTCCAGAATGGCTTAATGAAGCGGCGGACGAGGCAAAGCTAAATGTGTCAGGCGTACTGCAAGAAGCACTGAAAGAAAAGCTTGGGTTTGCAAAAGAAGCATAAATAAACAGCAAGCAGGGGGATGCTATAGAGCATTCCCTTTTTGTGTGGCAGCAGTGCTGCCGGGCGGACAGTTGCAGCCCGCATTAAAAATTCACCCGGCGGGGCAATCACCCCGCCCTATTTATACCCTGCCTTATACACCGGAGAGAGCATGCAGAAGAAACCGAAACGAGCAGATCATCAGGGACCACAACGTCATCTGTATGAGCACAACCGAAAGATCATATTTGCAACCCAGAGGGTATGTGCAATATGCGGGAAACCAGTGGACTTCTCTCTGAAGTTTCCGGATCCTATGTCGGCGACATGTGATCATATCATCCCGATCGACAAGGGTGGTGATCCGTCATCCATCGATAACCTACAGCTTGCGCATCTTTGCTGCAATCGGGCGAAGTCAGATGATATCGTTCGCAAGGTGAAGCACAAAGAAGAAGTAATAACGAACAGGAATCTGCCACAGCACGCTGACTGGATTGCGTACAGATCTAAAGGTAAGACGAAGTAAAAAAACGTCTGCAGGAATATGGCGGGGGAGTGGTATACCCAGGGCGGCCAAGCGGCAATCAGGCCTGTAACTGCACACACTCTCTCGAATAGTCAGACCATTTCAAAGCGAGAAAATCAAAATGAAGGGTATAGCATACTTACAGACAAAACTGGATAAAAAGCGCACAAGGGTGCTGCTGAGATATCGGTACTATGAGCAGCTGGAAGGGTATCAGGATCTTGGAAGCCTGATCTCTGCAAGTAAAGCGCAGGAGTATAATTCTGTGCTTGGCTGGTGCGCTCATGGCGTCGATTTCCTCGCGGACCGGCTGAATTTTACTGGGTTCGATAATGACGTGCTAAATATCATGGATCTGTATAAGCAGAACAATCCGGATATTATCTTTGATTCCGCGATACTAGGCGCGTTGATCGGGTCCTGTGATTTTATCTATATCTCCGCAGGGGAAGATGGACAGCCGCGCATGCAGGTGATTGATGGGGCAAATGCTACAGGAATTATTGATCCGATCACCAACATGCTGCAGGAAGGATATGCGGTTCTGGAACGTGATCCGGACACGGACCGAGTTTTAGTGGACGCCTATTTTGTTCCAGGAAGCACAACAGTTTATTGGCGGAGCACTCCGCAGCAGCCAGCGCATAGCCAGGTATTCGGAAATGTATCGCCCTATCCGCTTCTGGTCCCGATCATTTACAGGCCGGATGCTAAACGGGTATTCGGGCATTCCCGGATATCGCGGTCCTGCATGAATCTGATGAACAAAGCGCGTGCCGCAATAGCACGGTCGGACATCACGGCAGAGTATTACAGCTTCCCGCAGCGGTATGTTCTTGGACTGGCACAAGACACGGAATTTGATAAGACGAAAGCGTCGGTGTCCTCATTCCTGGATCTGCGCAAGGACGAAGACGGGCAGTATCCTCAGGTTGGGCAGTTCCCGCAGAATAGCATGCAGCCGTACATGGATCAGATTAAGACCTATGCGCAGGCGTTTGCCGGTGAGATGGGCATGACGGTTGATGACCTTGGTTTTGCTTCCAGTGCTCCGACATCTCCGGATGTAGTGCGATCCGCGCATGAATCGCTTAGCAAAACAGCCCGGAAAGCTCAGCGGACGTTCGGATCCGGTTTTCTGAATGCCGGATACCTGGCCAGAATCGTTGCGGATAACTATCCATACCAGCGCCAGGCAATCGCGGAAACAATCCCGACATGGGAACCGGCGTTTGATATGTCTGCATCCCAGATTTCCGGCATTGGCGATGCCGCGGTGAAACTGAATCAGGCTGTTCCAGGCTACATCACCCCGGACAATCTGAAAAAGCTGACAGGTATGGACGGATCCGCGCAGAATGCCCAGACTGAGGTTTGATAGATGGCAAAAGCAATATTGGGAACTGTACAACAGGCTGCGTCAAAATATGCGGACACCCTGCAGGAGATAAAGGACGAATTATCGAAGAGATGCCAAACTGACAAAGAGATCAGTACTCTGCTTGCCAGAATTCAATCCGGATCCGGATCATACGAGGACGCTTCGGAAGCTTCAAGGCGAATTGGATCAGAGCTGTCAAGGATCTATACACAGAAGATGAGAGACGCCTATGACATCAATATGTCGGCGGATACTGGTGAAATTGACGAGATCCTCAGGCAGACATTAAAGCATGATTATGATACGATCGCAGATCTTTCCAGAACGACACAGGAAAGTCTTAACAAGACCGCTGGAATCAATATGAAGGCAGTTGTGCCGGAGTACAATGTGAATCGTACTGAAGGCATTATCTCCCGTGTAGACGAGTTCTCACAACGCAATCTGGATGCCGCCATGAATGAGCTTGAAACAAACATGGAGAATTACTCGATGTCTGTTGTCGATGATTCGGTAAAGGCAAACGCAGAATATCAGTTTAAAGCCGGGATGGTCCCGAAGATCAAGCGTATCATGCATGGATTCAAACCGTGTAAATGGTGCCAGGCACTTGCCGGAACGTACGAATATCCTGATGTCCCGGACGACGTATACCGAAGGCATCAAAATTGCTATTGCACTGTCACTTATACGCCTGCAGGTTCTAAGAAGTCGCAGGACGTATGGAGTAAGAAGTGGGGAAAAGAACAAGACTTTGAAATAGAACAAAGGATAAAAGCCTATTCAAATCAACGATCTACAGTATTATCTGGCGGAAAACAATATCACCCTATGGATCCGAGTAATCCGCGGGATGTTAGTGCGGCAAGGGAATATAGAAAAATCAGTCGGAATAACGATATCGCACGAATAGCAGATAGCAGCGGGTTTTCAAGAGAAGATATCATACAGATAAAACGTCATATTTTTTATGATAAACACAAAAAATATGATGGTGAGTACGGACTATTAGTACCTGATTATGATATGGCCGTTGCGTGGAAACGATTGGCAAATGGAAAACCCGAAGAACGTGATATCGTACTACTGCATCATGAGTTGCTTGAAAGTAAGCTTGAAAAAGAATACAATTTAACTATAGCAGAAGCGCATGCGACGGCTACAAAAAAATACGATTGGGCATCAAGACTGATTAGCGATCTTGGTGAGAAGGGTGAGCCAGATGGTTTATTGTGATTATATTGATCATTCGGATATCTCAGTAAAATATGCGTTTGGACAAACAATAGATGACATTACTGGTACGCTTGAATATGATTTTGCTAATGGAACAATAAATATTATAAATCAGCCTAAAAAGTATAAGGTTTTAACAAGGCAAATCGAAAGTCTGTTTAGCAAATATCGGAATGATTTTGCTAATGGAACATATAGAAGAAAAATAGCATATGAAGCTTGAAGCGCCGTTTTGCAGATGGCGCTTTTTTCATGGGAGATGCAGCATGGCAAAAGATGATTACAATGTTGTAGTATTCAAAATTCTGACGTATTTGTATGCCTGCCTGAAAAGAACAACTTTGTTTGACGAAAAAGTATTTAAGCAGATAATTGATAAACAGAGCATTCCGGATGAATATCTGACAGATATCTTACGCATGATGACGGAAGAAGACCTGATAACAGGTCTGGTATTTGCCAAACCGTGGGGCAATACATATTTTTTAGCAAATGAATATGGAGATATGAAAATCACTTCTTATGGAATTTACTATCTGAGTGAAGACAGTACGATGTCAAAAGTGAGGGATGTTTTAAAAGATAATACTGGGTTGATTGGCGAGCTGATCAAGATGGTGCTGTAAGTAAAAATAATAAATGGCAATGGTAACAACGGCGATCAGAAATGACCGCCTTTTTTGATGGAGAAAATCAGCATGAGAGAGATCAGAGCACCGGTAAGGAGGTGGGATTGAGTGGGAGAACGGCAAGGCCGACAGACGCCCACGAAATCCTATGTACTACCCTATAGCAGAACCAAGGGGAAAGAGGCAATAGAACTATATAACAGCGCAAAATCAGACGTAAAAGCAATGCCCTGGCAGGAGCTTCTCGCGTATGACATCCTGGCTGTAAACAATGACGACAGCTGGGTGCATATGAAATATGGCTATGCTGTCAGTCGGCGGAACGGTAAGTCTGAGATCGGTGTGATCCGCTGCCTGTATGGGGTAAAGCATGATGAACACATCCTGTACACGGCTCATCGATCTGATACGGCCCGGGCAATCTGGGAGCGTGTCTGTGATTTTGCGCTGTCACTTGGATTCAAGTTCAAGACCTACTCTTCTTTCGGACGTGAGGGGATCGAATGGGGCGATCCGGACGCATCGGAAGACGAGAAAAAGCTGAAGCATTTTAAAATCGACTTCCGGACAAGAAATTCAGCTGGTGCCGGTCTCGGATCCGGATATGACTGTCTGATCATCGACGAGGCTCAGGAGTACACAACAGAGCAGGAATCATCTCTGAAGTACGTTGTTTCCGCAGCAAAGAATCCGCAGACGTTGTACTTCGGCACACCGCCGACAATGGTATCCAGGGGAAATACATTTCCTCAAATGCGGAAGAGAATCCTATCCGGGGAAATGCCGGACTCCGGATGGTCTGAATGGTCCGTCGATGCTATGCATGATCCGCAGGACGTTGATGCCTGGTATGAGACGAACCCATCCCTCGGAACCCAGCTGCAGGAGCGCGTGATCAGGTCGGAAATCACAGCGGATGAAGTCGATTTTAACGTCCAGCGTTTAGGACTGTGGCTGTCCTATAACCAGAACGCATGCATTAAGCCTGCTGAATGGAATATAGGCGCTGTAAGCGCGGTACCGGCTCTGCATGGAAAACTGTTTGCTGCCGTAAAATACGGGCATGACAATTTGAATGCGGCATTGTGTATAGCAGTAAAGACCAGGTCAGATACTGTGTTTACCGAAATGATTGACTGCAGACCGGTGAAGGCAGGCAATGAATGGATCCTTCATTTCCTGAAGAATGCAGATATTCAGAAGGCTGTTGTTGACGGGAACGGATCCAAGACATTGATAGAGCAATGCGGGACTGTGGGATTCCGGAAAATCACGGTTCCAAAGGTCGCGGAAATTATGCAGGCAAACAGTGATTTTGAGCAGGCTGTTTTTTCTGGAAAGCTGCAGCATATGGAGCAGCCTTCGCTGGATGAGCTGGTGACAAACTGCGAGCATCGGGCCATCGGATCGAATGGAGGATTCGGCTACCGGACACTGGCCAGCGGAAGAGACGTGGCACTGATTGAATCAAATGCCCTTGCCTTTTGGCTGTGCGAAACGAACAAACCTGCAAAGCAGGTAGTTAATTACTAAATTTACCGGTACACACGGGAAAATGTGGGAGGAAAAACAATGGCAGAGTTTACACCAATTACAACACAGGAACAGCTTGACAGCATCATCGGAGACAGACTGAAACGTGGGAAGGCAACCACGATCAAGGAACTGCAGGAAGCTGGATGGATGTCCAAGGATGACATAGCCAAGGTAAAAGCCGGTTATGAAAAACAGCTTGCGGACATGTCAGCAGCTGCAGATGAGCAGACAAAAAAGTTTGCCAAATATGAAAAAGATCTGGCTGACCGTGATGCAAAAATAAAAAGTTACGAGACCGCTTCGGTAAAAGCGAGAATAGCGCACGAGGAAGGATTGTCCTACGACGCAATACAGTTTCTTCAGGGCGACGATGAGGAGAGCATTAAGACGTCCGCAGAATCGCTCAAAACACTCATGGGGTCTGCAAAACCGAATCCAGCACCGCTGGCAAATCCTGACAGGACTTCCGGGGCGAATGCGGATTATAAGACCCTGCTTCACAATTTGAGAGGAGAATAAGAATGGCAACAACTATCACAAAAGCAACGCTTGATCCCAAGATGGTATCTGAGATGTTCACAAAGGTGAACGGACATTCCGCGCTGGCAAAGCTCTCTGCACAGAAGCCGATCGCCTTTAACGGAAACGAAGTGATGACCTTCTCCCTTGACGGGGAGGCGGCGATTGTCGGTGAGGGCGAGAACAAGCCGGCAGGATCCGCTGTTGTGGCGCCGGTTACGATCACGCCGATCAAATTCGTATACCAGCACAGGGTGTCCGATGAATTTGTACGTGCATCTGACGAGAATGCGATTCCTTACCTTCAGGCGTTCACTGAGGGGTTTGCCGCAAAGATCGCCAGAGGTCTTGATATCGCTGCTCTGCACGGACTGAACCCGGCAACTGCTACAACGGCAACATCTGTGTCTGGAAAGTCGTTCGACACGCTGGTTACACAGACCGTTACCTATTCGGCAGCAGCTGCAGATGACAACATTGATGATGCTGTCGCGGCGATCCAGGCCGAGGATGGGGTAATCAATGGCATTGCTATGAGTACAGACTTTGCGGCAGCGCTGTCCAAGATCAAGGCAAACAATGTTTCCCAGTACCCGGAGTTCCGTTTCGGAGCAAATCCGGCAACCTTCTCCGGAATCCCGTCTGACGTAAACACGACAATTGCGTTCGGTTCTTCCAAGGACAAAGCGATTGTCGGCGACTTCGTAAACGCATTCAGATGGGGCTATGCAGCAAGCATCCCGCTTGAGGTTATCCAGTATGGTGATCCGGATGGACTGGGCGACCTGAAACGGATGAACCAGGTTGTTCTCAGGTCAGAAGCCTACATTGGATGGGGCATCCTGGATGCGTCCAGCTTCTGCCGCATTGTGGCGGGATCATGATCTACCGGAACACAAAAACAGGCACTGTGATCCATATCTCAGGTGAGCTGAAGGGCGGTAACTGGGAGGAGGTGAGGCCGGTGGAAAAGCCACCGGCCAAAAAGCCTGTAAAAAGGTCCGTGAAAAAGCCTGTGAAGAGGGATTAAGCAATGGAAAGTTTTGCGACAGTTGAAAATCTGGCAGCCTACACTGGAAAAGTATATACGGAAGACGAGAAAGGCAGGATCACCGGGCTGCTCGAGGATGCGTCCAGCTATATCCGGGCAAAGGCGATCGTATCGGGGAAAGACATCGACGCAATGATCAGTGAAAACCCGGGGCTTTCTTCTATCGCGAAGATGGTCAGCATTAACATGGTTGTCCGTGTCTTGGAATCATCTACGGAAAGCATGCTGCTCTCCCAGGAATCGCAGACAGCCGGGAGCTATACATGGTCAGGCACCTATGCGAATCCAGGCGCAAAACTTTATCTGTCCAATGCGGAATTAAGGGATCTAGGACTGCTGAAGCAGAAGGCCGGGTTCACAGAAATGTATGGTGATAGCAATGATTAAGGGACAGACCGTTATTCTGTATGATAAGCAGCAGACCGGGACGGATCCGATTGGGAACCCGGTTTACAGCGAAACAGCAGAAGAGATTGCAGATGTGCTTGTGGTTCCGGTTTCGTCTGAAGAATCCATACAAGACACGAATCTTTATGGAGTAAGTACGGTTTATTGGCTTTTCATTCCGAAGGGTGACGCGCATGAATGGCGTCACAAAAGGGTTTCGTTCTTCAACGCCAACTGGCAGACCGTAGGGGAACCCATTCAGTACATAGAGGAAAATGTCCCGCTTCGCTGGAATAAGAAAGTCAGGGTGGCGCACTATGAGTAAGCTGGACGTCGTAATTAACAAATCCGCGGTCGGGGAACTGCTGCAGTCAGCAGAAATGGCAAACGCTATAAGACCGTATGCGGAGGCTATAGCAAACAGCGCGCCGCATTGTACGGTAGACGAAACGGTACTCCGCACCCGTGTGCGTGTGGGCGTTGTCCAGAAGATGACGCATGATGACATGGAGAACCACACATTACTAAAGGCGGTGCATTTCCAATGATGATCGAGGAAAAGCTTTACAGATTTCTCAAAACAAAGCTGGACGGAGTTACTGTCTGCTTGGAGCGCCCGGAAGCAAAACCGGAGTATTACGTCCTGATCGAACGGACGGGCGGAACGGAGATCAATTATATATCGAGCGCAACAGTAGATATCATTTCAAAGGCACCGACGCTTTACAAAGCGATGGAACTTGATGAGAAAGTAAGGCACGTCATGAGAGATTTTGTAAGCGTTGATAATGTATCGTCATGCACACCTAATGCCACAGGAAATTGGACAGACACAGTAACGCATGAATACAGATACCATTCGACATTTATTATTAGATTTATGGAGGACTAAAAAATGGCTAATACAGCTAGTAATGTAACAACAGGGAAGCCAAAGGTTGGCGGTGCAATATACTGGGCACCCGCTGGAACCACGCTTCCCACAGATGCGGTAACGGCACTCGACAAGGCGTTTGTTTCGCTTGGCTACTGCTCCGACGATGGCGTATCGAACAGCTCCGCGCCTGACACGGACACCGTTAAAGCCTGGGGCGGCGATCCAGTTATGACCACGAACAACGGCCGGCCGGACACGTTCCAGTTTACGCTGATTGAGTCCAAGAATGTGGACGTGCTGAAACGCGTATACAATTCCGGGAATGTATCCGGGGATCTGGAGACGGGCGTGACCGTGAAGGTAAACGGGGAGGATCCGGAAGAGGGCATCTGGGTGATTGACACGATTCTTCGTGGAAATGTGTTGAAACGGATGGTGATTCCAAACGGATCCGTTACTGATCTGGGGGACATCACCTATGCGGACGGTGATCCGGTAGGCTATGAGGTAACCGTTACAGGAGCACCGGACGCGAGTGGAAACACCCATTATGAGTACATGAAGAAAGCAACCGAATAAAGGAGATAGCAGACAATGGCAGAAAAGCGGTTTACAGGAGTAACAAAATCCGGGTTCGAATTCAGTATTTCGGAATCCGCACTGGATGATATGGAGCTTGTGGATCTCCTGGCTGAATCAGATGATAACTTTCTGGTTTTCCCGAAAGTTCTTGAACGGCTGCTTGGAAAGGAGCAGAAGAAGAGATTTTACGATCATGTCAGGAGCGCTTCCGGAAGCGTACCGATCGAGGCTGTTACGCAGGAAATGCAGGAGATCTTCGCCTTGTGTAACGCAAAAAACTCCTGACGCTTGCTGCCTATAAAAAATATGATGAAAACGCTTTAATCTGCGATTTTGCGGAATATTACCATATCTACGATTACAGACGGCTCCCGGCACGATATGCCGGCATATTGGCGCAGGGGCTGCGTGCCGATAGCCGCTGTGTAATGCGTTTTTATGGACAGAAGATTAATCCGGATAGGTTCCTGCTGATGACGATCTGCGACGAGCTGCAGATCGTGATGCATCAGCAGCGTGTGATCGCAGGCAGCAAGCACAATCCAAAGCCCAGATTGATGACAGAAAGGATCAGGGAAGTGCAGAATCAGAGCAAATATGAGTCATTTGACACCCCTGATGAATTTAATAGGCGGAGGGAGCAAATATTGAAAGGCGGATGATTTATGGCAGCACAAGCAGGCACGATAGCAACCGCGTATGTGCAGGTATTGCCGTCAACAAAGGGAATTGGCAGTAATCTTACCAAGCAGATGCAGGGCCCCAGCACAGAGGCTGGAAAGTCAGCGGGGAAAAGCCTGGGATCTGCAATCAAGGGAGCAATTGCCAAGATCGGAATCACCGCGGCAGTTGTAAAGACGTTTAAAGACACCATCTCAGAAGGCGCAAAACTGCAGCAGTCGTATATCGGAGGTCTCGATACGATTTATAAGAAATCTGCGAATTCGATGCGGGGATACGCGGATGCAGCAGCGGCCTATGGGATGTCCGCAAACGACTATGCGGAGCAGGCAGTAGGCTTTGGCGCCGCGCTAAAGCAGGCATTCGGCGGTGATGCGCAAAAGGCGGCAGAATCCGCAAATACGGCCATCAAGGATATAGCCGATAACGCCGCGAAGATGGGCACAGATGTAGGGTCCTTACAGTATGCCTATCAGGGATTCGCAAAGCAAAACTATACAATGCTCGATAACTTGAAACTGGGCTATGGCGGCACCAAAGACGAAATGGAACGCCTGCTGGCCGATGCCCAGAAAATCACCGGGGTCAAGTATGATATCAGCAATCTTGGTGACGTGTACGAAGCGATCCACGTGATACAGGGCGAGCTTGGAATTACCGATGTGGCAGCAGATGAGGCAAAAACAACGGTGTCCGGGTCATTCGACGCGATGAAAGCATCCGCAAAAGACTTGATCGGGCATCTGGCTCTGGGAGATGATATAAAGCCCCAGCTTGTGGCATTTGGAAAATCGGTAATAACCTATCTACAGAACCTTATCCCGATGATTGGAAATATCCTGAAGACAGTAGGGGAGACGGCAGCGTCTGCGGTAAAAACAGGGATTAAAAATCTTCCGGGGATCATGTCCAAGGCTGCAAACAAGCTAAACGGCTTGGCGGATCTGATCAGCGGGGTGACCGGACCACAGATCGATCAGGTGTTTTCTGATGTACAGGGAAAGGTAGGATCCTGGATAAGTGGGACGTTTGTCCCGTTCATGCAGCAGTCATTCCTCCCAGCGCTGCAGATGCTGGGAAGTGCGATCTATAAGGCGATAGGCGCGTTCTTTGTGAATATCCTTCCACAGCTGTTGAGCATGGCTACGAATGGGATCAAAAGCCTGATAAGTCAGCTATCCGGTGTGACCTCAGGGGATGTGAACACAGCCGTTACAAGCGGATTAAACTCCATCAACTCAACGGTTGGTCCGTGGATAACCGGGACGTTTTTCCCGTATGTGAAAAACACGCTACTTCCCCTTCTGGGGCAGCTTGGGCTTGCGATCCTACAGCTTCTGGGGCAGCTTGGGCTAATGCTCCTGGAGGCTCTTGGGTCACTGCTGTCTAATATCTGGAACGCCCTGACAGCTCAATTCCCGGTGCTGCAGACGATTGCGGACACGATAAAAAATATCGTTCTTACGGCTGTGAGCGTTATCAAATTGATCATCATGGGCATCGTTGCAACGATTACCACGATTGTTAATTTCGTAATAACTGCCTGGGGGACCATAAAGTCAGCGGTCACCACGGCAGCGGCTGTGGTAATGAATGTAGTCGTTACAGCCTGGAATGGGATCAGGTCCGTAACCACAATAGTCTGGACTGCAATCAGTACTGTTACATCTATCGTGTGGAACGGCATAAAAAGCGTAGTCACAACGGTGTGGAACGCTATTAAGAATGTTGCAGTTCCCGTGGCAAATGCCGTCAAATCTGGTGTAAGCGATGCCTGGACTGCAATCAAGACTGTAACAAGCACTGTCTGGAACGGGATCAAGACTGTAACAAGCACTGTCTGGAATGGGGTTAAGACTACCATAACAACGGTAGTGGGTGTCCTAAAGAGTACAGTAACAGCGGCCTGGAATGGGATCAGGTCCGTAACCACAACGGTGTGGAATGGCATTAGGAGCGCTGTGATTCCAGTGGCAAATGCTGTTAGGACCGGTGTGAGCAGTGCCTGGAACGGAATCAGGTCTGTAACAGGGACCGTCTGGAACGGCATAAAGAGCACCGTCAGCGGAGTGATTAACGGAATCAAATCCACCATATCAGGCGGGCTCAATGGAGCGCTTGGGACTGTTTCCAGTGTTCTCGGCAGCATTAAAAGTAAGTTCACATCCATCTTTGACGGATGCAGGAGCATCGTTACCGGCGCGATCAGCAAGATTAAAGGGGCTTTCAACTTCAGCTGGCACTTGCCGAAGCTGGCGCTTCCGCATATCCATGTTTCCGGAGGTGTTGCGCCGTTTGGTATCGCAGGGAAGGGATCCCTGCCACACTTCTCCGTTGAGTGGTATGCAAAGGGTGGAATCCTGAAAAGCCCGACGATTTTCGGGATGAACGGGGAGAGCCTGATGGGCGGTGGAGAAGCCGGCCCGGAAGCGGTCCTTCCTATCGAGAATCTGAGAGGCTATATCATGGACGCGATGGAAGAGCAGACATCTGTTGGGAATTATACGCAGAATATCTATATAACATCGCCTACAGCGCTTACCCCGTCCGAAGTTGCACGGCAGACAAGGAACGCGACCAGGCAGATGGCGCTCAACATGATTGGAGCATGATTGGAGCATGATATGCGCAGCAGGAACAGAGTTATCACATGCAAGCGTGGGAATATGGAGATATCCTTCGGGGAAAAACCATATTCCCCTTATTTTTTAACAAATGCAGATGGGCTATACAGCACAGAAGTGGATGTTAATGTTTCAGAGAATGCGTTTGATGACGGGGGAATTTACCAGAGTTCCCGGATCAAAAAGCGTAATATCGTACTGACAATTCAGGATCGGGGGACAGATGACCATATAGCGGTAAGAGATGCATTGCTGAATCTTTTCCTTCCGAAGCTGAAAGGACAGCTGACGATAAAAGAAAATGATGAGGACACAGGCAGTGAAAAGGTCATTGATTACTACACGGAAAAAGTAGTATCCGACGGCAAAAATTCGTCGCGGACCTTCACAATTTCTCTGATCTGTCCGGATCCGTATTTCTACGACCTATATGATAAATACGTTCAGATGGCAAACTATGCTGCGATGTTTACATTCCAGCATAACTTCATTTCTGCAGGAGAGGAATTCGGATCACGAAGTAAAACGAAAAGCAGGAATATCCAGAACAACACGGGGGCGGATGCGGTAGGGCTGACAATTGATTTTGCTATCAACGGGGCGGTAACCAATCCATCTGTCACGCGGGTAGAGAGCGGGGAAACCATCCGGATCGGAACGGATGCCATGCCGCTGTCCCTGGTATACGGTGATGTGCTGACTGTAACGACTGGAAGCGGGAATAAACATATCTATCTCTTACGCTCCGGTGTCCGGTCAGAGATCAACCAGTATTTATCTTCCGACAGTTCTTTTTTCGAGCTGCACCAGGGAGATAATACGATCGGATATGACGCGGAGAGCGGTGTAAGCAATATTGAGGTTTCTGTATCATACCGGATGAGGTATACGCATGCTTGATGATGATGTGAGAGTTTATTCACGAGACATGGACCTGATTGGTTTCGCGGCTGGAATCACATCCCTTCAGTGGCATCGCATGTACTATGAGGCAGGCAATTTTGAGATGCATGCGACACCGACGGAGGACAACGTACGGTATTTTAAGCTGGAGAACCTGATCTGGATTCCGGGTAAGCCTGAAGCAGGAGTCGTTGAAAGCGTTGATATCAAGTACAGCGCGACAGAAAGGGATCTGGTTGTAAAGGGCAGATTCCTGGAGTCGTCCTACATGGACCGGCGGCTGATCCGGCCCAGTTACATGGCGGATAACGCAAACACCGAGACTGTTATGCGAACACTGCTGACTAATGCTGTTGCAATCCCGCATGTCGTGCTGGGGCCTGTGATCGGTATCACGGATACCATATCCTTTAATGCCCAGTACAAAAACCTGCTGAACTATGAACAAAAATTGGCAAAGTCCGCAGCGGTCGGGTTCCGATTCCGTCCTGATTTCGAAAAGAAAACGATCACCTTTGAGATTTACCAGGGCGTGGACCGATCAACGGATCAGAACGACCGGCCACAGGTGATTTTTTCGGAGGATTATGGGAACCTTGAGCAGATCGAGTACAGCAGAGACACATATTCTTATAAAACTGTTTGCTATGTAGGACAGTTATCCGACGGAGTAGCTACGGATGTATGCACGGCCGGAGACGATACCCTATCAGGACTGGATCGCAGGGAAACCTGGATCGAGGTTTCAGATGTGGATAAAAGTAATCTGACGTCTGCACAGTATCAGGCTGCCATGATTCAGCACGGAAAAGATGAACTGTGGAGCAATAAATGTATCTCTTCCACTTTTGAGTCCAGTGTAAACCCGGATGGGAATTTCAAATACCTGACCGATTATGACTTGGGCGATATTGTAACGATCAGGCGGCCTGAATGGGGGATCGAGAAGGATGAACGCATTACAGAAATCAATGAGGTCTATGAAAATGGAACCTTCAAGATAGTGCCTACATTCGGGACAAAAGCCCGGATTGCATTTAAGGCGGACTAGGAGGATGAAATGACAATTACAGAAGTGAAGCCGGAATTTGTTTTTTCTACGCTGCAGAAGCTGCAGAGTGGCGATAAGCTGCTTTGTGCGGATTATAAAAAATGCGAGATGACAGACACATATGGCCTTGTGGTCGGCGAAGTTTCCCGGAGGCTGCAGCTGCCAGAGTGTAAGTTCTTCAAGGTGACGGAGGAGTGATATGAGCAATAGATACGGATTGTTCTGGAACTCTAGCAGCGGTGATCGTACATATGATGCGGACGCCTTTGCGGAGTGGCTTAAGCCATTTTTTAAGAACGGCGTTTTTGTGTCGTCCCTCCCTATCACTGCCGGCAGCGGAATGACTGTGAGCGTCGGCTCTGGCACAGCCTACATAAATGGAAAGCTCCGGACGTTCGACACCGATACCCTGCTGAACATTCCGACAGCAAATGGAAGCTATCCCAGAATCGATAACATCGTTGTTGAAAGGAACGACACGGACAGAGAGATCACACTGAAAGTTGTGCAGGGAGCATATTCCGGAACAACTGCATCAGCATCTGATCCGACACGGGCAAATGGCGTTTATCAGCTGGTTATCGCGCGGGTCGCAGTCGAAGCGGGCGCGACAGGGATTACGGCGTCAAATATCACCGATTGCAGGGCGGATACTAATTTATGCGGATACGTTGCATCGGCAATCGATAACCCAGATTTTGAGGAATGGTACAACCTGAATCAGTCGAAGTTTGAGGAATGGTTTGATAATGTTAAGGACCAGCTGTCGACAGATGCGGCGGGAAATCTTCAGAACGAGATCAACAATTTAAGCATTTGGAAGATGGACGGAGAAATGCTTATAGCTCCGACTGCTACGTGAGGAGGGATAAAAAGATGGCAACAGAAGCTAAAGGAATGCAGGTAAATCTGAACGGAACGACAACAGATGTGTTGTTTAAAGACGAAACCGCGCGGAATACACTTAGTCAGCAACAAGAGGCAATTAATAAAAATGCTACAGATATCACTGCGCTAAACAACGATTTATCAAATATATCTGGTACGGCTACGCCAGTCGGAATATTTACGAATCAATCAATATCGTACATGCGCTTCGGGAAAATTGTTGTAGTAACTGGATGGGTGAATACCGGAAGCGTGCAGGACCCGACCACTGGATACCCGGAGGGTAATCACTATACGATTGCATCCATCCCATATACTCCGCTCGGCGGAGCAGCACCATTAGCAGCATATTGTATGAATGGCGCCGCAGATGCACAAGTATGGGTTGAAGGCGGAAACATCGTGTTTAAATCGACTAAAGATCCGTTTTCTAATGCAATTTATCTATCCGGAGCGTTTATTATGGCGTGATCACAATGCCGTCCATGAACTCCATCCGGATCCGTCTGCTTTGTTAACGGAGTAGCGATGTTGAACGAAGTTATTGTTGCTGAACCAAAGCTGGTGAATCCAGTTTTTGCCGTTAAATCCAGCGGATGGATAGGGCATAGCAAAAACGACAAGGACTCCGTAATCTGGTGCTCCAACAGTGTTAGGGTCTGTCTTGTAGATGCCTGTATAGCACGCCCAGTTTGCATTGTTATCATACGTTGTAGAATCGAATGTTCGGAAAATCTCATCAGAAGTGTTCAGTTTATTTGCTAAATCGTTGTTGTTTTTATGAAATCGTTTGCCACGCCGTCCAATTTTCGTTGCCAATCTTTTTACGCATTTTTATATTGAACTCGTAGTTATAGAAAAACAGCTGCGTGATCCAGTTGCTAGCGGTAAATCCAGTACCTGGGGCTGATTCGAACACCAACAAAACGCCGTACCCGTTTACATTTGCGCTTGCATCGCTAGTCCAGTATATCCCTGTTCGGCTACACTGATTAGCGTCAGACACGTAACCGTTGTTTGCAAATGTTTCCGTAGATCCATCGATCTTTGTAGCTAAATCGTTGTTTGTTCTATTAATGCCGCTATTTAGCGGCTTTTTTCATGAAAGGATGCCACCATGGCCATATTAAAATTTGATGACAATTCTACAATCGAAAAACATGAACCGACTATTGATAACAATGCCTGGTCGCCTGCCGATTATCCACAGGGGTGGATTACAACAGCTTGATAGGAGGTAAAACCGATGGGACATTTGTTTGACAAGATTATGGATGTGCTGCAGCTAATTGTGCTGATCGGGTCGGTGCTGACGCTGGCAAAGACCGCAGTAAAGGTGGCGAAGACACCGGAGAAGTCACAGAATGACAGGATCCGTGCGCTGGAGATCCGCGTAGACAAAATCGCGGAGCGCCTGGAAGACGGAGATCGGCATTTTACTATGATTGACGATGGCACGGTCATCACACAGCAGTGTATCCTGGCCATGATGGATGCATTGATTAACGGCGATAACACGACAGAACTCAAGGCTAAACGGGATCTGATGCAGACATATCTGCTGAAGAGGGGGATTAAATGATATTACGAATGGCAGCAGCGGTGGTTACCATCGCTGTATTTTTGTACCTAATTCACAATATGGAGGATTGAAAAATGAGCGAAAAAGTGAAGTCCTATGTTATCAGGGCGGTGTGGACCGCGATCCAGGCAGCAGCTGCAGCTGCCATCGCCACGATCGGAAGTACCGCAACAATCGGCGGGGTAGACTGGAAGGTGGTGGCAAGCACGGCGGGTTTGGCTGGGGTCTTGTCCCTGCTTAAATCCGTTGCGGTCGGCACACCCGAAACAAAGGCAAGCTGAGTAGAGGGAGGGGAAGATGACCAGTACGACAGAGCAAGTTTGGGACTATCTTTTAAAGAGCGGGCTTACAGCAGCAGGGGCTGCAGGTTTGATGGGAAATCTCAAGGCTGAGTCCGGCATTATCCCGAACCGCGTCGAAATCCTATGCCTGAAGCGACTGAGGGAGCACGGCAGGACGTACTCAGATCAATCCTATACGGCAGCGGTTGATTCCGGTGCAATCACAAAATCTGAATTTCTCCATCCAATCCCGGGGAAACAGTACGGATACGGGATAGCTCAATGGACGTCGCCTAACCGGAAAGCTGGGCTGTACGATCTCGCTCAATCAAAGGGCGTCTCAATCGGAGATCTTGACACCCAACTTGAATACCTGATAAGGGAGCTGAAGACCAGCTATAAGCCAGTTTATTCTGTATTGATATCCACAAATAGCGTTCAGACAGCTTCTGATGCTGTGCTGACTCACTTCGAACAACCGGCAAATGCACAATCCATGAAGCAGGAGCGGGCGAATTACGGGTATCAGTATTTTAACCAGTTTGCATCGAAGGGAGATGATCCAGTGTCTACTGTAACTGCCGGCAAGATCCTTGATATTTACAGATCATGGATCGGATACTCCGAAGCAAATGGGAGGCATAAAAAGATTGTTGACCTATATAATTCGCACAAGCCGCTGGCGCGAGGATATGCAGTAAAATACTCGGACTCCTGGTGCGATACCTGCCTGTCCGCGGCGTTTATCAAAGCTGGCGCCGTCGGACTGATCGGCGGGACGGAGTGTGGAGTCGAAGAACACATCAAGATATTCAAGAAAGCTGGGATCTGGATCGAGGACGGGACAATTACGCCGAAACCAGGCGACATCATCGTTTATAACTGGGATCAGAAGACTCAGCCAAATGACGGATATTCCGACCATATCGGGATTGTTGAGTCTGTCTCAGGAAACATGATCACGACAATTGAAGGCAACTACAAGGATGCTGTCGGACGGCGGGTGATCCCTGTCGGGTGGGGCTACATCCGTGGATACGCGAGACCAAGGTATGCTGCGGAGACGCAGCAGGGGAATGCAAACGCTGCGGAACCGCAGAAGAAGGTGTACCATGTCCAGGCGGCGACGTTCACAGACAGGAAGTATGCGGATCGACTGGTATTGAAGCTGAAGTCCAATGGGATCGATAGCTATTTGTATCAGAAAAGCGGGTATTGGCTGGTTCAGGCAGGGGCATTCGCAAGCAAAGCAAACGCCGACGCGATGCTGAAACGGCTGAAGGATCTGGGAATCTCAGGCATGATCTGGTGA